AGCGAATTAAATTTCGTGGGTTCTATGTTGAACCGGGGTAATGATCTTGCCCGTCTGCTACTCTTACGGACCAGGAGTATAAACTAGGACCTGGGTATTTAGTCGCCTGGCACACGTTAGTGCACGACTGGACCAGGAGGTGAGGCCGTTGTTAGTTGACAGAGGCCCTTTCCGTCGTGTAGCCCTTAAAAGCTACATCTCCCGAATGAGTACGGCAAACCCACATGTCGTATTTGATGATCACGTGGCTGCGATTCTTGAGCAACAGGGATTCGAATGGGAGGATGACCCACGCTCAGTATATGATCCGCAGCAATTGTATGACGCTCTCCAGCGTTATGCGACAGATTGGAGACCCAAGTGGGATACTCACCTTGAGTATGGTTTCAAGAAGGCTTATAAAATATTTGCGAAACCAAAACAAGTTGAATGTCTCAAGCCACTTAGTGACAGCTTGGTGATCTCTGAGGCGTTGAAGTTGAACAAGTCTGCTGGACTACCTCTTATGGTAAAGAAAGCGGATGCGCTCGTTTACGGCTTTGACCGTGAGCTTCAGATCCGTCAAGGATTAAAAGCGCCAAACCCTTGCGTAGCTTATAAGCGTACGCAAAAAGGAAACAAAACCAGACTAGTCTGGGGCTATCCGTTAGAGATGACTATAATGGAAGCTCGCTTTGCGCGGCCGTTGATCAATTCTTTTAAGAATTTGTCAACACCAATGGCGTTTGGGATGACCAAAACTGAATTGGGAGCTAAAATTCATAGGAATTTCGAAGACAAGCCAGGAACAACTGTATGCTTAGATTATTCTAAGTTTGACACCTCCATCTCATCTGAGATGATCAGGCGTTCGTTCAGAGTGTTATCTACTTGGTTCACTAGAGAGGATCAAGATAGACTGGGTTGGGAGACACTGGTGAAGTATTTTATTACAACGCCTATAGTGATGCCAGATGGACATTTGTACACTGGAAAGAATCACGGTGTTCCGAGCGGATCGTACTTTACTCAAATGATTGACTCGATAGTTAACGTAGCTTTGTGCTATGCGATGGCTTCCCGGTTCGGCTTTGAATTTTCAGAGCGGCAGCTATTCGTTCTTGGAGACGATTCAATCATGCAGATTAGAGGACGGTTTTCTTTGGAAGAGATGTCGGCATATGTCGCGTCGTTAGGCATGTCCTTACACAATGACGAGAAGTCGGTAGTGGGATATAGTCACTTCCTTGGGGCAATCTGGGAAAAGGGTAAGCCTGACGCACCTTTAGACGAGTTGACAAGAAAGGCAGTCTTCCCTGAAACTTTCAGGTCGTATGGCAGAAATGTTAAGCGAGGCGCAGAAGACGTAGTTCGTAGCTATGCAACTAGCTATAAGTCAGCTTGGAAGCTGGTTCCAGATCCTTGGAATCCATGTAACTTTATGAACCTGGATAAGCCATGGCCTGGATACGAAGAGCATCCTGAGTATTGGAGTGCAACCGACCGTTTCTTCTGGGAAGAATACAAGCAGGCCGAGTCAGTACGCAGATCAGAT